GCCCGGATAACCGGCGACGTACCAAATAGGCACATCATCGGCAATATTGGAAACGGCCTCACTGATGTCATCGGGATAGTATGCACGTATCTCGATTTCGGATACCGCCCATTGAGAGTCTTTGATGCTGAGGTCAGAGCGCAGGTCCAATTCGATTGATATAATCGTGTCATTGTCCCAAGAAATATTAATGCCCGGAACAATCGAAAAGACCTTAACACGCTGGTCAGCGTCATCAGACGTAAACGTCAGATTGATGCTCGCCGCATTGACCGTGATGACATTGACGCCCCTCAGCTCGTATTCCGTGCCGTTTGCCGTGACGGTTCCTGCGCCCTCTGAGTAAATCGTCAGTGCCGGAATCTCAGATGCAGACGATACACTCAGACTCCCTGTGCCGCCGATGTGTGTCTGTATTCCAACCTTGCCATCAATGGACCCGGCAAGCGTATCATCGTAAAACTCACACGTTCCGTCCGCCGGGAATCCTTCGCCCTGCAGGTCGGTCAGCTCTCGCACTGGCCATTCTTCCGTATCGAGTGATACAGATGTATTGGAATCATAAATTAAAAAGCCGCTCAGGTTAGCGAACGTCAAGTTGGCATTCGACCGAGCGGCAATCCCACATTGCACGACCATTGGGGGTCTGATCTGTTTTGCATTGTTTACGTCAATCAAAGACATATCATTCCTCCACGTGCGAACCGATAAATCTAATCGATACTTTTACTTCTTTCCAAATTGTCACGCCGCCCTGCGTGTATCTGTGGCGCATACCAACGACCGACGACCGCACGACCTGCTCGACGCACTGGTTGCCGTCCAAATCGTCAAACTGCATCGTGCAGACGCCGCTCATTCCGATCAGTACGTCGACCATACTCTGAGGCAGTGCTTCCCACTCGAGCGTCATGTCGGAAAACTTCCAACCTACTCTGTCCGCGATGATCTTACCGGTGCAGGTCGTGTAATCGCCTTTATATATGTCCTCCTTCTCCGGAGCGAAAGCGGGAGGACGATAAATCTGTTCATCGTTTATTACAATGTAATCTAATTCCGATCTCATTTAAGTCCGTTCCGCTTTCCGCGATCGTAAGACCGCACAATCACTTGGTCCATCTGAGGTCCGCCCGGATATGCGTACAGCGTCACATAGACGTCGCCGCCCATGCCAGCCGCTCCACCAACCACGGAAGACACACCGTCAACAATCGAGTCAGCCATCTTGTCCATGCGGTTCCAGAACGGATCCAGAGGAACAATACCCTCGGCACCTGCCTCGCCGCCGCCGAACAGTGTGGGCTTTGTCATGATACCGCCTCGTGCGTACCATTCGACGCCGAAACTCGGCATATGACCTTTGCCGCCGACGCCATACGGAAATTCGCCGCCATCGACCGAGAAGTGGGGCAGTTTGATGTTATCAAGTATCTTACCGATGCTAATCGGAAAGAATCCTTTAATCTTTTCAATGGCACTGCTTACAAGCTCTTTGGCCTTATCGATAGGACTGGTAATCTTTTCCTTGACGGAATCGAAGACCTTCTTGACCTTTGCGGCCAGTCCGGTGAATCCGAGCTTTGTTGCAATATCCTTTACAACGCCTTTTACCAAATCAACTGCTATCGGGAAATTCGTATTAAACGCATCAATCAGCATCTGCACAACAGATGTGCCAAGCCCAATCCAGTCAGTCTCAGTAAAGAACGCCCACATCGCATCGATTACAGCGGGAATCAGAATTCCTGCCGCTTCGAGCAGAGCACCTCCGAAACTGGTCATCAGCTCACCGGCTTGAGTGATAAGCTCTGCCGTACCTTCACTGCCTTCTCCGAAGCCTTCTGCAAACCCGCGAATCGCTTCGGCTGCCGCTGTTGCCATTTCGGGCAGCTTCTCCGTAATGCCCTGTATCAGATTGACAAGCAGCTGTCCTCCCGCCTCAATCATTCCGGGCACCTGTGACGCTATGCTTGACACAAACTCGCCGATGCCCGCCTTGATGTCTTCCAGTCCGCTCATATCGCCCGAAAACATCTTGGCGATACCGTTCGTAACGTCTGTACAAGCAGGAAGAAATTCTGCCGCCAATTTGTTTTTCAGTCCATCGATTGTCATGCTCAACGTCGTTTGAGCGTCGACAAAATCTGCAGCGGCCTTGACGGAATCATCGCTGAGCACCATGCCATATTGCTCGGCCATTTCCATCTGCTCTCTGATGGCGTCCGTGCCTTCATTCATGAGCGGCTGGAGCTCTGTGGCGCCACGTCCGAGAAGCTTGGTCGCAAGTGCGGTCCTTTCAGCACCTTCTTCCATTCCGGAAAGCGCCTCGATGGTTCTCCCAAACAACTCCTCTTGTGACATATTGGCGACTTCTTCCTGACTGATTCCCAACTGCTGGAAAGCATCGGAATTGGACGCCGCCGCATTGCTTAACGTCTTCATGACAGGAGCCATGTTGTTGATATTTGTTCCGGCCCTCTGCAGAACATAATCCCACTTTTGAAAGCCTTCAGCAGAAAAGCCTATCTTTTGGCTCATCTTATCAACATTGTCGCCATACTTTGCCACATCGGAAATTGATTTTCCAAGTGCCGCTCCGGCCATAGCACCAAACGCCGCAACTCCGACTCCGGCCATTGCAAGACCACTTTTTAATTTACTGCCGAAACCTGCGCCAAATTTTCCTCCAGCGTCTTTTCCGGCTTTATCAGCAGGCCCGCTCAGGACGTCGCTGATACTGCTCGATATTCCTTCAGCAGACGGCACAATCTGCACATACGCTTGTCCTAATGTAGGCATAATTAACCTTTCTTATCCCCGTATCGTCTCGCCATGAATTCTTCCGGCGAACTGTATACGTCGTAATCGTTCTGTTTCTGCGACTCTTCCGGTTTCAAATAGAACCTGCGAAGCGATTTTTCATCATCAAAGCCCACGCCTCGCAACAGGTCGACAATATACGCGAGCATCATTGTATTATCATCAATCGTTGTTTTAGATTTCGCCTGCTTAACCCTTGAATTATCCCTCAGACCGACGGCGAGGGTAGCCAGTAGTCGTACCGGCACCCTCTTGATGTCGAATATTCCGTACGTCTCAGCCATGTCACATACTAATTCGTCATGGTAGTTCGTCACCATGTCGGCGAGGATAATCAGTTTTTTAATGCAGGCAGAGAGTTTTCGATTTCTTCCAGCGCGTGTACCATCGCGGACGATTTGAGTTTTCCTTTGTCATCACGAAGATGATCCATAAGCGCCTTATGCTGTTCTTCTCCGAGCATTTTCATAGCAATATCTGCGATGATGTCCATTGATGGGCTTTTCCTGTACTGTCCAAAGAGCAGGACAAGGTCATAGTCGTCCATCACATCATCTTCAAGTTCAAACTCAAAACCGCTCTCTAATCTGCCCTTGATCATTTAGCACCTCTTATGTTGTTCCTGTTGCTCCCTGTGCGCCCGGATGCGGTGCCTGATACTCGTAAACGGCATATCCTGCATCGTCCAGCATCGTTGTGATTTCGATATCGTACCCGATCGCTTCGTTGGATTTGTACACGGTATCACCGATAGCAGTAATCTTGCCTCTCGGAATGACCATTCTGTAGTCGATGTTGCCGCGCAGAGTCATGTCGATGACAATTGCCTGCTCACCGGGATCTTCGGCGTTGATTTTAACCGTGATAGCACCGGAAGACTCTGTCACATTATTGGATCCATGCACGAAGCTGTGCACATCCTTGCGTTTGTATTCGATCAGTTTCAGCTTAACCGAAACAACCTTTTCGTCCTGCGTTACCAGAACAGGAGCGCCGCCCCATTCTTTGATTGTTGTAGTCGAAATGGACGTGCTCTTAGTCACTCCATCTTCCGACACAAAACCCATATCTTTGAACGCGCTATTAAGTGCTGCGCTTGCGCTTGTAGGGAGCGCAGTTCCTGCAGGAGCCGTAAATACCGCACCAGATGTGTTCGGCTTTCCGGCTGTTACATTGGTAGCAATTCCAGCCATGCTTTGTGCCTCCTTAGTAATAAATCTCAAACACGCTCTGATAGCGATAACGCTTTGTTCGCGTGTCCGTATGGTTATAGTTAGATGTGAGTCTTATCCCGCTTATTTCTGGACGTTCAACGATCCCACGCATTGCTTCACGCATATCTGCATCAAGCTGTGCGGCTTCGTAGAGCGAATTAAGAGAATAAGACTGAATGGCAATAGAAGCATCACCAATGTGATCCGCTTCGTTACCGCCGACCTTCTCAAGAACAAGAAAGCGTTCCGGCATTGACGAAAAACTCTCAGAAGGGACTTCCGGAAGCTCCATCAATACAGGAACGCTGATCTGTTCGGATAAATATTCTAATACAATCTGTTCTATCATCTTATCGACTTCTCCAGCGTGTTATGGTCAAGGTTATCGCCGACGGCTTCGTCAGTATCAGCCGCAACGGACACGTTCGCACGGTTAGGACCGATATGCACGCTGTAGCCTTCTCCGGCCCGGTCTGAGACTTGCCCGGCGAACTCCACGAGAACGTCCTGCATTTCCTGCGACTGCATGAGTTCACGCACTCCGGCGCGGTTTAACACAAACTTCTGCAGATTACCCATAGCGCTCCACCATTACATTCTGCCCCCAGTCAAGCGGGGCAAGTTCTTCCTGCCCCTTGACCGGATAAGCAATGGTCCGAAAGACCTCTCCGAAGAATCCCACCTTGCGGTCCGTCCATGTGTGCGTATCGCCTTTCGGAATGCCCAGCGTATATGCCGCGCGCTTGCCGGTGAGGTTTAGCGTATCGATGACTTCCTGCGCTGTCGGGATACCGATAAGGACGTTTTCCACAGTGACCGGGACATCCTCGTACACAGGGCGGTTGAACCCGTCAACGCCCGTTTGGACTTTGTCGTATAAGATTACTGTTCGTCCTGCGAACCGTCCCATATTTCCATAACTCCATATTTCTGACGCTTAAAGCCGAGCATCTTGCGCTCATTGTTCATGAGCGACATGGCAACGCCGCCGCTCGGGACCGCATATGTTCCGGACCACGAATAGCCCAAAGCGCTCTGCGATTCCTGGCTCAACGGGTCGCCTGTCTTCGACTGACGCATAGCACGGCCCACGACGTCGCATGTGATCATCTTTACGACTGATTCATAAGCGGAATCAGATTCGATTTTTGCATCAACATCGACGCCGTATTTACGGCCCTCAACGCGAATCAGGTCAGACACGAGCGGAAGTATTGTTTCCGCCCGCGTCAAATCCTCATCGGTATAGCGTACGCCAGTAAGTGCCTCGAGCTCGGCAAGCGTTACAAAAGCCGCGCCCATTAATCACCTCTTACGCGTGTGTTCTGGTGATCTTCTGGAACACGCTTGTATCAGCGCGGAATCCGACTTCGATCTCTGCACGAACTGCGAACATGTTGTTCTGCCACAGGGAGATC